GGCGTACCGCGAGTACCACATCTGCACCTGTCCTTGTCACGATGCGGACACCTGTGGGACTACCGGCAAGCAAATCCTGTAGTGAGGCGGGGAGTCAGAATCGTGAGAGCTACGCCAGTGCAACGAGAAATCCTCATGCTCGCAGCGGACGGCGGCATCGAGGACACCTGCTACGACTACCCGGGGGCGATCTGTGTCGGACAGCATCGACACCTGCCGCGCCGAACGTTGTCGGCGTTAGCGCGGAACGGTTGGGTTGCATCAGACACGCATCCGCAGTCGTCCACGATCTACTGGGGCATCACCGATGCCGGGCGGGCTGCCGTGGGAATACCAGTCCCCACCCGGGTACTAGGCGGGGAGTGACTTACACCATGCACCGCCACAACTCGGGGCACGTCTTCCCGACCCAGAACGCGATTTGCGCGCGGTTGCGTAGCCCGAGCCGCACGCATATCGAGTGGATCTGGCTCTCAACCGTGCGCCGCGTCACGCCCAGGTAGGCGCCGATCTCCTGCGACTGCCAGCCACACGCGACCAGGATGGCTACTTCTGCCTCCCTCGGGGTTAGGCTTACGGCGTACGCCCGGGGGTGGGGCCTCACGCGTCAGTCGGCGGGCGGGCGCGGCGCCTTCTCAAGCGAATGATGCACCAGATCGGTCACCACGTCGATCAGACGGCGTGCCTCCCGAGATTCGATGTTGTCGGGCAGCTTCGAGATGACCTCCAGGGGCTTGTCGTGGACGACCGTCTCGGCAATCTCGTGCGTCAGTTTGTCGGTCATGCTGGGTAGACCCCAATCTCTCCGGTGTTCTTGTAATAGCGGTAACGCAAACCCGATGCCCCATACGCTTCAGACCACAGATCCAGGAACCGCTCGTCTGACGCTGGCACGTCGCCGATCGCCGCCATCTTGTCCGCCAGCCCCTGGCCGACACTGAACGACGGCGTGTCAGGCTGCACTGGCGGCGCTACGGTCCCGCCCCAGGTCACGACGACCATGCTGAATGGTCCGAGGTTGGCAAACTGCTGGCGGGTCATCGTCTGTGAGATACCCTGCCAGCCGTCGGCCGGATTGGCGAGTTCCAGCCAGTCGTGGGGTTCCGAGTAGCGGCGCACGCCTGACCAGTGGTTCCAGGTGTGCCCGCCCATGACGACCGGCGTTAGCCCGGCCACGCTCTTGACATCGTCAAAGCTGACGGAGGACGCGTTGTGAGCGGCGTAGCCGAACTCTCCGTACTGCTCGGTGATCCAGGCCGCAAGCTGCGAGCCGTCGCCCACAAGCAGGCCCAGGTCGGTTGACTCGATGCCGCTCGTCAGCATCGACGCCTCCATCCAGGCGTCTGACGGGTGCCGGCCGTACGCGGTCATCGCCCAGAGCGTCGATTGCTCGGCGCAATCCCAGTCGTGATTCTGGGGGGTGACCGGCGTGGTCGGATCGTAGACGGGCGCGGGGCCGGTGTTGGGCACGTCGCCTCCGAGAATGGCCGCAGCATCGGTGATGCCCTGGCGGTAGTTCGCCTCAACGGCTGGCGATGCGGCCTCGCCTCCCCCGGCAGGCCAGTTATATCGAGCGAGCGCCTTGAAGATAGCATCATCCTCGGAGGCGTCGTAATGGCTCTTGAGTTGCTTCGCAGCCACGGCGGTGGCGTAGGCGGGGATCCGGTAGAACGCCCCAACGCGCTCGATCTCAGCCTCACCGGGATAGGCGTTGCCGCCGGCGTACTCGGCGGCCCATCGGACCGTTTGCTGACCCAGACCGAACGACACGTCCGGCCAGAAGCCCTGATCGTTCGCCGCGACGGACGGGCGCCGCGCATCCGGGTTCAGGCCCGATTCCGCGATGAGACACGCGAGCAGAAGCAGCCGAGGAATACCGGCCGTGTCGGCGGCAGCGTTGGAAAGGGCGACGATCTCGTCTTTGGTCATGGCGATCCTGTTGTCGGTGGTGTTGGCGGGTGTCCTGTCTGGCGCATCAAGGCGAGCACGGCTGAACATGCCGCCGCGATGGCGCCGGCCACGAGGCGGACCTCGGCCGGCGCCACATCCGACGACGCCACTACGGCGAGCGCGGCGCCCGTCCCCGCGAAGAACTTGACCTGCGTGTCGTTCGAGACGTGCAGCCGCATCGGTCTACGTCGCAGCCGGAGCCGTGCCATACAAGGTCAGACCCCGATCATCCCGCCGAAGATGTTCAGCGCGATCAGCACGAGGATGAGCCCGCCGATAGCCCACAGAATCCAGGCGTACGGCGCGAAGCCGGGCATGAACTGCGAGAGCAGGCGGATGATGATGTACAGCACGATGCCCACGACCAGGGCAGCGATCAGCAGGTAGATCAGACCACGGATCAGACCGCCGAGATCCACGGCCAGCAGGGCCGGGGCGAGCATCATAACGTCGAGCATCTCATCCTCCCGAGTGGCGACTGTGCGCAGGAGCGCGCGGTTTGGAGACGGTGACGCGGTGGTGTGCTACGCTGTGGCGATCATTGCGACGGGGGATCGTTTCGTCATGTCTCTGCGCTCCTTTGTCCCTCGCCCAGCGCGGCGGTGGCTGCGCGCGGGCTATAACCAGGCGCTCGAAATGAAGGGGTTGGTTGATCTGCTCCTGGTTCAACGAGCGCAGCGGCGCCGCTTCGGCGAGCGGTTGAGCTTCACGATTGACCCGCGCGACGAGATGTGCAAAACCCTCACCGGCCGCGTCTCGTGGCGCTCGAAAGCGAACTACCTGGAGCAGAGCCCGCCCAACGTTGACGAGCTGGAGATGGTCTTGCAGGCGCATGGCCGGTCGCTCGCGACGACGACGAACCTGCTGGATTTCGCTTCGGGCTACGGTCGTCTGACGCGCTATTTCTCGGCCATGCTGCCAGGGCACGTCACCGTGTCGGACATCGACCCGGCAGCGGTGCAGTTCGCCACCCGGACCTTTTACGTGCGTGGCTTTGTCTCGACGGCCGATCCTGACGACCTGAACCGCCCTGAGCGATTTGACCTGATCTGGGCCGCGTCGTTGTGGACGCATTTGCCACACGAAACCTGGGGGCGCTGGCTGGAGAAGGTCTACAGCATGCTCCAGCCTGGGGGCGTGCTCGTCTTCTCGGCTCGTTACGTCCGGGAATTTGACACCCTCCCGGCTGAGTTGCGCTGTCAGATCCAGGACGTTGCGCCGGGCATGCGTTACTGGCCGATCAACGAGACTGGCGGGAGGCTGCCGACTGGCCAGTATGGTGCCACCATCGTTGACCCTTCGTACGTGCGCGCCATCGTCGCTGAAACCAACCTCGGCCGTATCCTCGGGCACCACGAACGGGCGCTCTGGGGAGCACAGGATCTGTGGGTGATCGAGCGGCCACCCGAGCATTAGAACGGGAACCCCCAGCGACCAAGGAGGCGACCACGCCCCCGATGGCCTGAGCCACCAGCACCACCACCCGCGAGCAGGCCGAGTACCTGCGCCGCGATCTTGGCCGACCCGCTGGCGTTGGGGTGGGTGCCGTCTGAGGTGTCCACTCCCATCGTCGGGTCGATCCAGGTGGAGGTGTCCCAACACGTCACGCCGCGCGAAGAGCAGGATGACGCGATGGCGATCCGGTTCGCCGGGTTGTACGCCTCGCGAGCGACATCGGCCGACATCAGGGTGTTGAGTACCCGGATCTTCCCGGCCACGATGCCGCCGCCAGTGAGCGTGTCGAGCAGCTCGTTCATCAGCGCGCCGACCGTGTTCGGCGTAGCAGCGGCGACATCGGTTGGCGTGTCGTTGGTGCCGATCAGGATAAAGACGTAGTCGGGATCGTCACTATTACTGATGATCGCCTGGGCCTGGGCCTTTGCTGTCAGACCGCTGGAGCCGCCCTTGCTGAGGCCCTCGCCGCCAAGGTTGCGCCCGACCAGGCGGGTGACGCCGGCGTGGTACGTCTCGGCCACTCGTTGCGGCCAGAGGTCGTTGTCGCGGTTGAAGACGCTGGTCGAGTCCCCGATCACCGAGATATGCTTGGCAGCCGCGCGCGTGATCTCGGTGACGGCGATATCGTCCATCCGACCGCCGTTGGTCGAGGTCCAGTCTGGGCCGAGATGGGTGCCGGTCGGCGCGTTGCCGAAGCCTTGCAACACATCGTCAATCCAGCCGTGGACGACCTCAGAGCCGACCTGAAAGCGGACGTGCCCTCTGTAATGGGCGACCGTTACGCTGTAGTCGCCGGTCCCGATCGCCACGGCCGGCGTAACGGTCGCGATCAGCGCATTCGCCGGGTCATAGACCTGGATCTCGTTAGAGAAGCGGTTGAGCATGACGCGCCAACCGCCGGTGAACCCGGCATTGCTCGACGCTCCACGAATGCTCATGAAGTTGCCGCCGGCCGTGGTCGTCAGCGTACAGGTCACAGTCGTCGCGGCCTTGCCGACATCTGCGTACACGCCCGAGTCCGCGATGTTGGTCGAGTCGGCACGGTTGCTCTGGATCGTGTACCACTGGGCAAACTTGCCGGTCGGAGTGACCCACGGCCCGCCGATCTCGGGCGTGTGCGCGTCCAGGTGGGTGTCGTTGGCACCGGTGAACGTGTCGTAGAGCAGGCGGGTATCGACGGCGTAACTCAGGCTGACGGGGTCACTCAGGCCGCCATTGTCCGAGACGCTGATGGTCTTGGTGCCGGTCGACGCCGCCGTGTACGTGAATGTCGCGCTGGCTGCGCTGGTGTTGCGCGCGAGGCTGACCGTTGACGGGGTGAACGTTCCGCCGTCACCGCTGTCTGATGGCGTGACCGTGACAGCCACGTCCACCGCGTGCGAGGTGGTCAGCGCCACCGTAAAGTTGGATGAGGCGGCAGCCGGCTGACCGTTGGCCGGTCCGCTCAGGGTGTACGAAGTCGCAGCCGCGACGACCGAGAGAACGGCCGTCGAGTTGCCGTCCGTCGAGTCCGTGAACGTGACGGTCTGCGCCGCGCCTGGCGGGGTGTAGGCCGCGTGCGCGGCCGTGTCGGAGTCAACCGCGACCGACCCGAGCGAGCCGGCGTCAGGACTGATCGAGGGCGCCCCTGATAGCCAGGTCGTGGTGTTGCCGACGAAGTCGATCCGCTGGGCCGATCCACCAGCCGCGAGCACCGTGCCAGTGTGGGGCGCAACCGAACCGAGGGTGCCGGCCGCCACGGTGTAGGTGATCGACAGCAGCGGCGCCTTTGTGGGATCGTCATCGTACGAGTTGAACACCAACTGACGGGCGCCGGTCTCAGACGCCCAGTCGAGATAGAGCACAACGGCCGAGCCGCTGGCGTAACTGTGATTGTCCACGAGGTGCTGAATCACGCTCGCGAAGTCAGCCGTGTCGTGGGTGCTGCCGGTCGTCTGGTTGGTGCCTGACCCAAATGTCCAGGAGGCAGACTGGCTGGTCCGGCTCGCGCCCGTGAAACTGGCGTCGTCGGTCGGCGCCGATGGATTCCCGGTATCAGCGGCCTTGATCGTGGTCGTGATGCCGGCCGCCGTCGACTCGTCCCACCAGTCGGTCAGCGTGAGTTTCGCGGCTGTGATCGTGGCGCCCACGGGGATCGTGACGCCCGCGAACCGAGCGTACGTCGACAGATGGTTGCCGTTGTCGCCAAGGCGAAAATCGACGCCGCCGCTGTTGGTAAACGAGCCGCTGCTCGTGTCGTAGCCGTCGTCACCCGAGGCCCCAACGCGATAGGTCACCGTGGTTGGCACGCCGCCACCTCCGCCGCCTGAAGCTGGTGCGACTGACACGAGCACAGCCGTCGTCAGCGCCGAGGGCGTGGTGAGGGTCAGAGCGCCGCCACCGCTGGATATCAATGCTTGCGTGGTGACCAGCGAGCCGTCTGTCGGGTCGTTCCAGGTCGCCGTGTAGTCTGACGAGTTGGCCAGTCCCGAGACGGTGAACGAGCCCGAGACGCCGGTCGGCACCCAGCCAGGATCGCCACCGTCAGAGACGGCCTTGTACGTCCAGCCTGTGTTGCGGACGAAGGCGTGGAACTTGTGGTTGGTCAGATCCTTCTGGCCGATGACCTGAAGCCCGCTGGTGACGCTGCTGGCTGCGACATCGACGTAATGCCCGTTATTCAGCGGGAACTGCTCTCGCCACGCCCCGAACACGCCGAACAGGGGACGATGGTCGTAGGTTGGCGAGGTCCGATAGAGCGTGTGGTCCGGTATCCACTCGCCGATATCCGTCAATCCGCCAGGGCCAACGTTGCCACCCAGCCGGCCGACCCAGTACGGGATACTGGCATCGACCGGCGTATAGATCAGCGGTTCCTCAGCGTCGCCGCCGAGGGCGCCCTCATCGAGGACGACCGGCTTGCCCATCCCGTTTGAGCCGTTGGGGTCGGTCGCGTCCGCGACGGCCTTGATCCAGGCAGTGGAGTCGGAGTAGTCAGCGGTCGTGTACAGGGTAAGGAGCGTGTCTTTGATCGTCGCCGTCTTATCAGCGGCGGATGGCTGGTAGGCGTGCAGCGTGATGTAGTCGGCTTCAGTTGCTGCTTCCCAAAACACTCGCGGGGCGTCGTTCGAGGTAGTGGTCGTGAGCATCGGCAGGTTGCCGTAGTCCCGCAACCTGACGGCCCAGTCATTGAACCCGAGGACGTGACGGCTGCCAACGCCGTCCGGGCTGCCCTCGTTGACGTACTGCCAGGCCCGGATCGCTCTTGAGTACCCGTAGCGCCCGTGGAACTCGCGGCCCATCCATCCGGCCAGGTACCGCTGATAGGTGCCCGTCGTTGATCCGTAGCTATGTTCTTCGTCGTAGGAGTTGCTGAGAACGCCGGAGTCGTTCAGGTACGCCAAATAGAAGTCAGACTTGTTCACCTGCATAACGTCGAGGTAGACGCCGTTCGCCTCGGCCTGCTCGACGGTCAGGCCGAATGCGGTGGCCGCAATCGGATCAACCGCGCCCCAGGCGTCGAACGAGTCCTGCCCGGTCAGGTTTGGGCCGTAGGTGCCGTCCCCGTTGTCACGCTGGACCACAATCGACTTGACGTAGACCTTCGGCTGGCCCGTCCCCAGCGGATGGCCCCCGTCAACACCGTCACGGGTAGCGTTCTCGACGCAGAGCACGATTCTGGGCAGCCAGTGTTCGCTTGGGCCACTCGTATAGGCCGCGTCCACATCGACCCAGCCGCCGGTCGTGGTGTGGATCGGGTCGCCACTGCGGCGGGTGCCGTAGCTGGCCTGCTCCATCGCATAGTGAACCGTCTGGCCGTTGATCGTGACCACATCAATGGGCCAGGTGCTCGGCTCGGTCTTGATGACGAAGCCGTACTTCCCACTGTTGGCGCCAGAGTCAGCCGGGCCATTCAGGGCGTTCGGGATATACACCCTGGCCCTGATTCGATGCAGGGTCGAGGGCTCACAGGGGATCGGATGCCCCACCCAATCGGTAAACAGCCCCTGATAGCCCGACTCCAGATAGGCCACGACTTGCTGGCCGCCGTCATCGAGCCAGTGGGTCGGGTCCGTCGCAGCCGTGACATAGGCAAAGTGATCGGAGTACGTCTCCGACGCCGGCGCCCAGAGGGCGAACCCCCTTCCAGTCAACCCGATGATCTCACGTTGATCGAGCCAGACCCGCGTCTGGTTGACGCCTGCCGCGCCCATTGCCGCCAGGGTCGTGCCGGCTGCCTGCGAGTCATGGAGGGCCAGGCGGTCGGAGTTCAGGTTGTAGCCACGACCGACGAACGGCGTGCCGTCCTCGTACTCGAAGTACCGGTCGTCGGTCGCTGATGCCTGCACGCGGCCATGGTAGGACGGGTCAGCCGTCACCTCGAACGCGGTCGCGTCAATTACGATCTCGTCGGTCAGGTCGGCGTCGTTCTGCTTGACGCGCCACTCCCACGAGCCGGGGCGAGGCGGGCTGTAGCGAGCCGCCCACTGCGTGACCGTGGACGGCACCAGATGGTCGGAGCCGCTCACGACCGTCTGATCCACAACGCGATCCCAGAAGGCTGGCATCAGCTCTGACGTGCTGAATCCGTCGTCACTGAACTCAACATCGACCGAGACGCCGGCAGGATTCCAGGTGGAGTCATACGCTCGGGTGTTCGTGGCCGTCGTCGCGACCTGGAAGCTGATCTCGAACTTCTGGCCCTGGACGGCGCTGGACGCGACGCGGGCCGCTTCGACCATCTTCGACAGCGCGAACAGGTCGCCGCCATCGGTGAGCCAGGGATACGCCGCCTCGCGCTGGAGCGTCGCGGCGTCCAGGCCACCGATCCAGGCCCGTTCTAGGAACAGGGCGTGCTGATCGGCCGGGTGGGCCGCGTTCTGCTCCTGAGCGGTCATGGTCGTGGCGCCGGGGACGTGCCAGTGTGGCTGAAGCTCGCGGTATTTGGTGTTCAGGACTAGCGCCTCGGTGCCCAGCGCCGCCTTGAGCAGGTTGGCTAATGGCTGCGTCAGGCCAGCAGCCGGAATGTGGCTTGTCGAGTAGCCACGGTTCTGCTGCCAGCCCTCGCGGCAGTTCGAGTCGTCCAGGAATGCCTGGAACTGATCGAGGAACACGACCTGACGCGGGTCGTCGTCGGCGTCGCCCCAGACATCGGCCCAGACGAACGTCTGATAGCCCAGCCCGGATGTTAGGAGAGGGTGCCATCGATCGTTCGCAGGCCCGATGCTGAGGCTAACGATGTCGGTCGGGAGCGTAATCAGGCCGGCGTCGGACTGGTAGCGCGGGAGGTGCGCCATCGCCACGCGCAGGATGGTGGATTTCGCCAGCAGGCAGCGAATCGTCCACTCGGTCTGGAACGCCTCGCCGCCGCCCGTTTTGTGCTTGGACATCCAGGCGAGGCCCGCCAGCCCGGCCCACTCGCGGTTGACCTGTTCGACGGCGGTGTAGCGGGGTCGGTTGTCGAAGCCGTTGAACCAGTAGCCGGTCGCCCAGTCGCGGTTGGCCATATCCGTCTCGATGATGGCGCCGGCGTTGGTGTAAGCGTTCACGACCGAACTCGACACCGCGTCGCCGGTCGTCTGGTACATCCGTGCGAGCGCCCAGGCTGACGCGATCCACTGGCGCGTCTCATAGGTCCAGTCGTGCTGGAACTGATAGATGTCGCCGTAGGACGCGTACACGCCGAATGGCCCGCGCTCGGTGCCGGTCGTGGCCTTGTAGGTGGACTGGAGCGGGCGGGCCGTCTGCTCGTCTCTCAGCCACTGCTGGAGGTTGGTCTGCCGGGTGCTCGATACCAGCGGCACGGCCTCGGCCACCAGGGCGACGCCATCGGCCGGGTTTGCCCAGTAGACTTCAGAGTTCGAGCCGGAAGCCGGCAGCCGATTGAAGTGATACCAGGGCGCGAATCGGCCCCCGGCGATGAGTTTGTCAACCTCGGCCTCGATCCGTGATTGCAACGCCGTGGGAACCGTACCGACCGGATCAGGGCGCGGCTCGGTGAACGGCGCCAACCCCGTCATCGACCACGAATAGCTATCCACGCCGACGATGCCCTGTGTCGGGCCATACTCGGTCGGCACGCCGCCATCGACCACGGTGCCAGAGACGCTCAGGCCCGGCAGGTTGGTGTCGAGGGCCGTCCCAAGGACCGGCGGCAGCGGGCAGAACTTGCTCGCCCCGCTGGAGAGCACAGTCGTCCAGGTCACCGCTTCGGTGATGGTGGCCGTGTCGGTTGCCGGGTCGTAGCTATAGGACTCTGCCACACTGGCGGGGAACATCTGGAGTCGTGGATACCACGCCTGGATCAACGTCTTTGCGCCACTGTCGAGGTGCGCGCCGCTGTCCCAGCCGTTGGTGGTGCCGGCATCCAGCCGCTTGCGGCCGTAGAGCGGCATGACGCTGATCTTCTTGGCGCCACTCGGGAGCGTCAGGTCAAAACCCTTGGCCGTCGCGTCCTGGGTGATCGCGGTCGGGTTGGCCGAGAACGTCAGCAGCAAGGGCGCATCAGCCTGGAAGGCGTAGCGCAATGGATAGTTGGCCCAACCCTGCCCGATCTCGTGGGAGTAGTTCATCGGCAGGGTGCAGTCGAGCCAGTGCGACTGGCTGCCGAACCAGACCAGAATCCACGGCTGATCCATGCCGGTCAGGTTGGTGCTGCTACCCGAAAGCGCCGTGACCTGATAGCCGCCGCTGGTGTGGTACGCCACGTACTTGGGCGTGACCGGCTGGCTGGTCGTCGTCGTGATCGTCGCGGTGGGTGACGATCCGTTCGTCGTCCGTTTCGTCGTCGTGCCCGAGCACATCCGCAGGCTGGTCGCGGAGAGGCTGAGCAGGATGGCCGGCGTGAGCCGAGACATCGTCAGGTCGAACTGCCCCGAATAGGTCAGCGTATTGTGGTCCCAGGTCTCTGACTCGGTGATGCTGGGGACCGACTGACCGGGGATGGAGATTGCCCCCAGGATCGACTCCGCGATGGTGCGGAACATCGCCGGTGTACCGTCATTCGTCTGGTTGGACGTGATCACGAGTGCGCCCGCGTCCTGCACGCCGCCGCGCACGGTCAGCGTCGGCCAGGACGCAGCCGGAGCTTTGGCAGCGAACTCCAGGCCGGCCACGCGAGACAGGCTGTCGGGATCGTTCGCGCGCAGAAGTCCGGTCGCGCCACTCTGCCAGGAGGACGGCGTCAGCGTCATGTCGCATTCCATGCGACTAAAGTGTGCGGGTTCGCAACGTGGTAGACGCGCCCGCTGGCGATGACCGGCGTCGAGCCACAGAGCGTCTCACCGGCGCTGCCCATGATGTAGTTGCCGAGACCGAGCCCGTCACCAGCGGAATACCACTGGCCATCGGTCTGACGGTAAAAGCCCGTGTACCAGGCGTTTCGTTCCATGCCGTGAAACGACGCAACGCCGTTCGCGCACGCGGCGACGGCAACGTTCTCGTCCTTGTTGCGCCAGCCCTCAGTCTGGCTAAACACGGCGCTCACCAGTCCGTCCACGACCTTGCGAGTGGAGAGGCTGACCCGGACTAGGCCGCCGCCCTGATTGATGTACGTCGGATCAGGCTGCGCGCCCAGGATCAGGTAGCCGTCCTTGTCAACGCATGGCATCATCGGCGTCGTGTCAAGCGACATCGGCCAGTACCACTGAATCGGCTGATCGGTCTTGGTCAGCGAGCCGTCAGCCATGCTCAGGACGTACATACTCAGGGCGTAGCCGGCCGTATTGCCGTCGAACGCCGACTCGTGCGCCGCGTCATACGCCGCGAGCGCCGCCGTCATCTGGGTGTTTTGCTGGAAGTCGATGACCTCGATACCGCGTGTCGGGAATTGCACCCCCGAGGGGACACCCGATTCCCAGTACGGCAGGCGTGTACGTGGCCTGACGATGACCTTCGTGCCAACAATGAGTGGCCAGTAGTCAGGAAACCCCATCGCGTTGTAGAACCGGCTCGTTTGCCAGATCACGTTCCCGTTGGCGCTGTTCAGGCCGTAGACCTTGCCGTCCATGCCGCCGAACACGACCGTACCGGTGCCCGTGGCATTGCTCCAGGCAGCGGTGTGGCGGATGGGGGCACCGATGTCTCTCGACCAGATGGGGGAGCCGGTGGCCGGATCGAGTGCGTAGAAGACGCCGTCCGTACCGCCAAGCAGGATCTTGCCGTCAGCGATGATCGGTGAAACCTGAAAGGGGAAATGCGTGCCCCGCGTCACCTGAAACGGGTTCGTCCAGCCCGATGCCGCCGTACCGTCAGACAACTTGAATGCGGCGACGCGGCCCCACATATCCGCAAAGTAGACGTTGGTACCATCCGCCGCGCCGGCGCCCCAGATCGGCGCGCCCATGTCCGATGTCCACTCCAGGGTCTTGGTCGCACTGTCGGACCAGGAGCGGACCTTGCCCATCAGCGAGCCAAGCACAACGTGACCAGCATCAACGATCACCTGATTCGCGCCGTGCAGCTTCTCGCGGTTGGTGAAATCAAGTTGCAGATGCGCTCGCCAGGCAACGGAAAACGCCGTGCCGAGGCTGTCAGAAGCCTGATACGCGTGACCGTCAGCGGTGCAACCAACCAATGGCCAGGTGCTCATGGCTGCCTCGGAATCTGAACCGGCGCGGGTTTGAAGATCGCGGTCGGGGTAGGCGCGCGCGTGGCGGTCGGCACGGCGGTTGCTGTAGCCGCTGGCGCCACGGTGGGCGGCGCCAGAGTTGCCGTCGCCATAACCGTTGGCACCAGGATCGGCGGCGGCATCGGAATGCCGGTCGGCGGGGCCGGCCCCACTACCACCACGCTGGTGATCGTCGGCCCTGGCGTGGGCAGGAGCGTTGCCGGTGGGATCGTCGGCGTTGGTAGGACGACCGGCTGATCGGGGCTCGGGGACTCACAGACGGCCAGCACGATCGGCACGGCCAGGATGATGAGCGTCAGGAAGGCCCCCACGAGGTAGGGGGTGCCCGTGTAGGTTGGGCGCTTCTGGCTCATGGTGCTCCTGAACGTCAAATGGCCCTGGCGTCTCCATTGCTGGAAGCGCCAGGGCCGTACAACTCGCCTGGGTGAGGTATGTGGTTCGGGGTCTAGAGACGCGCTGGTTTGACCCTCACGGTCACCGCTATCTTACCATTCCTTGGGGCGGCCTGTATCTGGACGATGCCGTCTCCGGCGTCGATCGCTGCCCGCATCTCCTGCACCTTGCGGATGATGGCGTCGGCTGGGGAAGGGGTCACCATGATCAGCCGACCGCCACATACGTATAGGTGCTCCCTGTAGCATTGATGCCGCCCGTCGCTCCCGATGTGATGGTGAACCCGTCAGTATCCATCGTGGCCGTGCCGACCACATTGGAAGCCGCCCAGCCGATGATGATGCCGTTCTGGATGATGCCGCCCACCGCACCGGATGTCGCGTTCATGACCAGCACGAACGCTGGGCGGAAGCCAACGCCTGTCACAGCCTTCGTGCTGCTGTTACCGCTATACGATCCGGTGTTGAGCCTCGCCATCAGGCTATGGCCGTGGTCGCCTGCCGCCGCCTGCTGAGAGCCGCCGCCGAGCGTGCGCAGGCTCGGCGTAACGGTCGTGCCGTCCTTATTCCCGGTTGCGACCTTCGCATCGGTGATGATGCCATCCGCGATCTTGGCCGTGGTTGAAACGGCGCCATCGCTGATCGCAGCGGCTGTGCCGGCGGCAGAGACCGTCTGACTCGCGATATTGGCGCTCGTGATGACCGAGGCCCCGCCGACCGTGATGCCACCGACGAAGTTCGAGAGCGCATCCACACGGGCGTAGTTCGCGGCAGCAATGCCCCCAAGGTTCGAGGCGTTAGAAACTGACTGCGCGCCGATCGAGGTGGTGTCGATGATCTGGTTGCCGTAGACTCGCGCGAACGATTCGCCGTAACGGATCTCGAAGGCAACAGTCCCATTGAGATCATTGACGCCAATAATGCGGCTGCTGTACTGGTGATAGATCTCGGTAACGCCGCTCGGGGCCTCCAAGCGGATCGCCGCGCCAGAGTTGCTATTGTTCGTGCTGGCCAGCCTAAGAGCCCGAAATACTTGATTCGAGCCGGTATCCTTGGCGATGAAGAGCGTATCAGTCATCGTATCGCCAGCAAGGTTGACCGGCGTGTAGCCAATGTTCGAGACGGCAACTCCGCTTGCGAGCATGACGGCCGTTACGGTGCCATTAGCGATGTTGCCGACAGCGGCGTTCGTCCCGAGTTTAGCCGCCGTGACATTCCCGTTGAGGATCTTGGCCGTCGTTACGGCATCATCGGCAATGGCCGCCGTGGGAACCTGAATCCAATTCGCGGAGTTGCCGTCTATCGAGATCAGCGCGAGGCTCGGGCCGGACGGATCACCGCCTGTCAACGCGCGTAGCACGTTCAGGAGATCCCTGGACCCGGCGTTCCAGGTCGCGGCCAGGATCGTCGTCCCTGCAATGACGGTCGGCGGATTGGCCCAACTACTCATGCAGATACCCCGATGCCGTGCAGCTCGTTCTCCGAACGGAGGGCCGCGAGCGTATCCCCGGGTGACCAATTCTGATGCGGAGTCGGACGCTGATTGAGCAGCGATACGATGTCGTTGCGCTCTCTGGGAATGGTCACCTTCCGCCAGAGTCCGCGCGTCGCCACGTTCCGGCAGTTTCGGCAGTACATCATCGGCGCGTCGTACCAGATCGCCTCGGCCGACTTACAGGTGTCACAATCTACCAGCCATCGACCGTGATCAACGCGCGCCAGCAACGGCAGCGCATCAGACAACTCCGTCGCCGGCGGTGGGGCGGGCATCACCATCTGGCCCTCCTTGACATGAGCCAGATTCCAGACCGTCACCTGCTCAGCGAGCGAGCGGCCACTGAACATGCCGCGCCCGTCCACGATGCTCATGTCGCCATCGCCGTTAGGAACGTACTCGCGAGGTAGGCGTGCCCGGTATCGTTCGGGTGGACCTGATCCCCACTGACCATCGTTGCCGTGTTGTAGGCCGAGGCCACGTCCACGAGGTGGACCCGTCGTCCCTGAGCGGCTACGTTCGCCACGGCGGCGGCAATCGCGACGTTGTATGCGGCCTGCCCAGCGTCGGAGCCGAACAGGTAGGCGGGCGGGAGACCACCGGCCGCATAGTTCAATGGCTTGATGCAGTTCCCGACCCACACGCTACAGCCGTCCGGCACCGCTGGCAACTTGCCCTGACGGAGAAGCACCTTCTCTTGGACGCTGCGCGCCTCCGGTTGCCGCTGATGCGAGGTCAGGTAGAGGAGTGCTGCGGTCATCTGGGCCTGGAACGTCGCGAGCGCGGTGGCATCTGTGCCGTGCGTGAGGTTGTCGTTGAAGCCGGCCAACCAGACCACGACCTCGTATTGCGAGGGCGGCGAGACCGTCGCCATGACCTGGACGGTCTGCGCGAGCGTGTCACCCGAGACACCGCGATTGTCCTGCGTCACGCCGAGTCCGGCCGCGATCAAGGACGTGAACCCATGCGCTGTATCCGACGCGCCCGTGTAGGCCGTGATGCTGTCACCGAAGAAGAGCGCCATCGACCTCTCCGTCTGACAGCCACACGATGCCTGCCCCAGTGCCGACGCTGCCGGCAGCGCACCGAGTGCCAACGCTCCGAGCATCCCCAGGCAGGCGCGGCGGGTGGTCTTCTTCATAATCAAGGCTCCCCTTTTTGAGCAGCCTAGCATCCGTGCACATGCGCACTCTCAAAGCCTCAAATCTCCGCCGACACGTAAATCTTGCCGACGCCGCTAGACGCCCCGACGATCGCCGATCCATTACCGGCAACCAGTCCGGAGGCGACCGTCACGTCCAGCCAAGCCGAGCGCCCGCCGATCTGGCTGCTAGCCATCGCTGTCGCGCCAAGCCCGGCAAAGCTCGCGTCCGTCACCGAGAAGTCGCCTGCTGCGGAGACCGTGACAGCAGGGGTAGCGCGTTTCGGGCTGAACATGAACTGCCCGTGCATATGCGTGGTGTTGTACGCCTGCCCGGAGCACACGGCCTCGAAGCCGGGATAGTTGAACACTTCAAGGTGCCACTGGCAGCGCAGAACTTCCAGCGACCTCGGCGTCCGCTCGATGTCGGTGCAGACCTTGCCGCGTTCGAGTTGCACATCCGCAATGCGGAGGATGTCCGTCGTCTGCGTGGTGGTCCGATCATCGTTCCAGACCAGCACGCCGAGGTTGGTGGCCGAGCCGCTGATCGCAGCGCCCTCGGCCACCTTGTAGGTTGCCCATGAGGTGGTGGGGTTGAGGTTGACTGGCGTCCCGACGAACGCCCACGAGCCCGAGAGCGTTGGATTGGTGCCGTCCGCCCCCCAGGTCGTCACCGGGTCTGAGGTCGTCGCATCGGCCGTGCCAGTCCAGATGCAGATGGCCGCGCGAGCGTTGACGATGCCGCTCGTGGCCTTCAGTTTGACTTGCAGGCTGGCCACGTCGCCGGCGATGTCCGTGATCGTGTCGTTATCGAGCACCTGGAAGATACCGAACTTGCCATTGTTGCCCGAGCCGACCACCATCTTCTGGGCGTACTTGGCGCCGGTCGGCACATCAGCCGTGTCCTGCGTCACGGTGACGCCGGACGAGTTCTCCATCAGGACGCGCCAGCCGTCGAGGCCATAGAGGTTATCCGTGGGTGTCGGGGTGGGCGTGGTACCGCGCTGGGCGACGTTCATGCGCCCGTTGCGGAGCCGATTGCGGTAAGGGTAGGCCGGCAGCCATTGGCTCGTACCGTCCGTCAGCCCCGTCAGCACGGCGCCGCCGGTCGGGGTCTGCAACGCCGCGCCGGCTCCGACCTTCTCCTCCAGTTGGATGATGGCCGCGTCGGCGTCGTTGTGCATGTCGAGGTGCTGCCGACCACCGACCGCCACGTCCTGCGTTGTGCCGGGTGGGATCGTCGTGAAGGTGTCCACGGTGGTGGGATAAACTATAGGAGACATCGGCTACCCTACCATGCTATACTGATAGGTATGAGTACCTATCTTCGTCGTAGATCGATTGGCCATCCTCTGGCTGATCGGCAGGGTGTAGTGGCCATACACCGTCTCGTTCTGTATGACAAGATCGGACCCGGAGAACACCGCTGCCATTGGTGCGATTGCCTTGTGGCCTGGTTCTCCAAGACCAAGGCGGCGAGATCTGGACCAACGCGATTGGTTGCCGATCATGTCGACGGAAACCGCAGGAATAACGCCCCCGATAACATCGTCCCAGCCTGCAATACCTGTAATGCCTATCGGGTAAGGAGAGACGCCATTACGGATGGAGAGGCGGTTGTTCAGCTTGCAGGCGGAAGATCTAGAGCAGCCGAGATCACCTGTGTGCAGTGCGGAACCACAACGCTTGTCAGGAAGGTTCGTGCTACCACACAGCAGACCTGTTCTCGATCCTGCCAAGTCAAGATGCTGCTGACGATCATGGCAGCACGAGTCCAAGACAATGAATGCTTTGTCAGTCGAACTCTCCCCGATGGCTCCACTATCAGACTTAGAGCAGAGAGTAGAATATGCGATGACTGCGGAGATACGTTCAACGTTGAACTGAGTCGTCTCAAGAAGGGTGTCGTCCGTTTCTGCTCGAAGACCTGTTTGATGCGGTCTTCCATGAAGAAATACTGGTCGAAGCCACATCCAGAGAGAAAACGTAAGAGCGTAGTTTAGTCGCATACTATCTTCCAAAACTGTCCACATCCCACCGCCCGGCCGTGGGGTCTCCATCGAAGGCGCCCCAGAGGCCGCCGGCGATGACGTTGAGCACGCGCTCACAGACGTAGGTGGTGACGAGCTTCATGCCCTCACGCTGCTGCTGCACCTGCTCAATCCAGAAGTCACCGTAAAGCCCCAGCGGCTCCGAGACGACGCTGATGCGGTCAGATACATCCAGCGTCAACTGATAGGTCAGGTGCAGCGCGTCAATGTTCGTCACCTTGACCGAGATGGTTGCTCGGGGGTCTTGATAGAAAGCCGCCACGGCATCGCAGAGCGCGATGGCCGTGTTGGAGTTGATCTCCGGTAGCGCGCCAACCTGGAGCGGGCGCGGGATGGCGTTGACGCCGCCGTACTTGGCGATACTGGCAGACGAGTCGATCGACTGCCGTTCGGTGCCCTGCGAGATGACGGTGGTTGGCTGGGCACGGAGTTGAGGGCCGTTGCTGGTTACCCCGTTGATGACGGCCCCGGCGCCAGTCGCGACGAACCGAATGCCGAGGCGCTTGGCGTTGACGTTCTCCAGCGTCGGCGCGGTGGAGAGGGCACCGGCTGCGACGGTGTAGTCCGTGCCGTTCACGGGCGCTAGCGCACCCGAGCAGGGGTCGGACAGCCTCACCTCGACCAGTCGCGATTCGGCCGGACCGAGTGTGACCGCCTGCCCATACTCCCAGACCTTCTGGAGCGTCTGGGTCGCTCGCCGCGTCACTGCACAGGTGACCTGGTTGTAGATGTCCTTGAAGCCGGCCGAGTATGGCTGCACGCCCTGGTGGTAGAGCTGAGACGATCCGTTGTAGGGGATGGCCGCGTTGTAGTCAATCGGGTCGTTGTAGCCCACGGCTGAGAAGACGCGATCGTAGAACACGGCCCGACTGCTCATGCTCCGGGCTGCTGACGTCCGATAGTTCCGATTCTCGAAGACCGCCCGCCCCTGTGTGTCCTCACCGAAGTAGGACGGGGGGCCTTCAGTGGCCAGCAGTTGCACGATCGCCTCGAAGGCGTCCTGATCGTCGCACCACCACCAATCGAGCGTGGTGTCGCCGGTCGCGATCACGCGGGCGTTGGACGGCCAGTTGACGGCGTCGAGGATATGGCCGATCGCCTGATCGGTCCTGATTGTGGCGTAGAGCGGCGTTGAGATGCGGGTGCCACGGAGACGGCTCAGCACGCCCAGGCCCGGCAGCGTCGAGATCATCTGCCCGAGCGCCGTCTGATGCTCGGGCTCGTCAAGCACGCCCGTAATGACCGGGATCGTCTCGCGGCCGTTATAGAAGACTGTCGCGTTGTAGCTGATGGCCGCGTTGTAGTCGACCTGATCGGAGCCGACCGTCATCCTGATCCGCATGCCCTTGCCTGGCAGGATCAGGTGAAACAGGTTCGACAGCGCGTACTCGGGCGAGTAGAGCCGATCGTAGTTGTTGACCTTCCAGGAGAAGCCTGGCACCATCGGCTGCCCGAGCGGTCGCGCAGCATCACGGCCCCGCTGGACCTGGAGGCTGTCCGGCACGAGCCTGGAGGTGGTATCGCTCTCGTCCAGGCTATATCCGCCATCGCCCAACCAGTCGACAGCAGCCTCGATGATCGGCTCGCGTGGCGCGTCTACGGTCGTTGGCATGGCTAGCTATTCGGCCCGATGAACGTCACGCGGCCCTGGCGGTCGGCCTTCGAGAGCGCGCCGATGATCAGATCCTGGAATGATCGGCCGTCGTACGCCTGAGAGCCGCGCAGATCGAAGTGGTAGGTTGAACCAGAGGCGGCGCCGTACTGGCTGGCCGGCACGATGAACTCACCGCCAGCCTCGGACATGATCCCGCTGACGCGCCCAGTTTGTGCCGACACGAGCAAATGCGGGTCGGGAACGTAACCGCCATCTGCATACCCGGCGATGCTGGCGATCTTGCCGCCCCATGATGGGTCCGTCGCATAGATCGGGCCGATAGCCTCGGCAAATCTTCGAGCGTCGTGGGTACTGTCCCAGACCGATGTACCGGCTCTGTAGATGCCAGACTGCCTGACAAGTTTCCCGAAGTCTTCAAAGCTCTCCGCATTGTTGTGGTACGCCCGAAATGCCGCGTTGACCGTAACCCGCTGGCCATTGATGATTTCGTCGGTCGGCAGCGTGACCGACCCGGCAGGCCCCGTCCCTTTGATCGAAAACAGATTGTGGTATTGCGTCTGAAGCTGCGAACTGATTCCCTCTTGAATAGGGATCGCGGCCATGATGTAGGCCGGCAGATCGTATGCAGCAGCAGCAGCAGCCGCCGAATTGAGCAAGCTCTGATAGATGGGCGACTGGTTCGGGTGAGACGGCACGGACTCGAAACCAGGACCGCCTCCCCCCGCGTTGATGCCAGGGATGCCGCCCGGTCCGGGGCCAACACCGGCGCCGATGCCGCCACCAGCGTTGACGCCTGGGATGCCACCCGGACCGGGGCCAGTGCCCGAGGAGTTGCCCGTTCCCGACCCGCTGCCACTCGGCACGCTCGGCCCGTACGGAGCCGTGCCCACGCCGCCCTGACTGTTGATGCCGTTGGCGCGGCGCTGGACCTGATCGAAATAGGCATTGGCGTCGGCAGTAGCCTGCTCCCAGGTCTTCGTGATCGTGCCATTGGAGCCGACGAGGCCGTTCTGATAGTCCTTCCAGCGCTGCTCCTCGATCTTGAGTGCATCGTCGAGCGCCCGCTTGTGCGCGTCGATCTGGTCGATGATGCCGCTCTTGCCGTCCGGGGCATGGTAGGCCGCTTGGATGGCTGCGCGCTGGGCCTCGTACGACGCCTCGGCATCGGCAGCCTGATCGCGGTAGCCCTTCGCAGCGGCAGCAGCGGCCTTCTGGGCGGTCGGGATCAGGCCGGTTACCGGGTTGGTGTAGGTGTCGTCGATCGCCTTGGTCGCAGCCTGCGCCATCCGCTCGGCCGCCGTCTTCTGGGCGTCGAAGCTGATGTCCGCCGCCTTCTGCGCGGCCTCGACGGCAGGGATCAGCCCCCGTTGTGGATCGCGATAGATGACGCGGGTCCGCTCGTTCGCCTCATCGCGCGCCCGATCGGCCTGCGTTCGCGCTAGACGGTCTGCCTCATCCTCGGCGGTCCTGACGTCCTGGATAGCCCGCTTCCGCTGGGTGGCCTGGTCGTCTTCGAGACGGACATTCGTATCGTGCGCGTCCTGCTCGGCCCGCTTGCGGGCGTCGATGCCGTCGAGGGCGTGCTTGTTGACATCCTCAGCAGCCAGTTTCTGCTTCGCGAGGTCGTCGGTGATCGACTTGTACTTGTCGTTTTCAGCCTTGGTCTCCTGGGATATCCTGTCCTTCGCCAGCGTCAGCGCGGCATCGGCATCCCGTTTCTGCTGGTCGAGCAGTTCCTTCTGGTGCGTGTAGAGGGCGTCATTCGCACGCTTCTCGTCATCAATGTGGTTCTTGGTGGCGGTGTACAGGTCATCCGCCACCTGCTTCTGCTTGTCGAGGCTGTCCTTGATTGCCTTATAGGTGTCGTCCGCTGCCTGCCGCTTGGCGGCAACGTCTTTCTCAACCCGGGCCAACTCATCATCAGCGGCCTGCTTCTGGTCGGCCGTCGTCTTCTGCACCAATGCATAGGCGTCATCCGCCGCCTGCTTGCGGGCTGCGACCGAATCGGCGATCAGCTTGTAGGCGTCATCGGCTGCCGTTTTCTCGGTGTCGAGTACGCGCTTGGTGTTGGTGAGTTGATCGTCTGCCGCTTGCTTCTGAGCGGACGCGATGTCCTTGACGCGCGCCAGTTGATCATCAGCCGCCTGCTTCTCGGCATCGTTTGCGGCCTTAGCCTGCCGGTTGCGTTCGTCTTCGGCAGCCTTCTCGGCGGCAGCCTGATCGGCAATGGCCGCCTTCTGATCCTGGAGGGCCTGACGCTGGCCGTCCCGACTGATCTTATTCTGGCCGTCAACGAGGGCTTGCTGCGCCTCCAGGAGCGTTCTGGTGGCGTCGTCAATCGTCTTCTGATTGCCGGATGATTGGGCCTGGAGTAAACCCGACTTTGCCGCTGAGACGCGGTCGTTGAGGCCCTGGAGGGTCGCAGCGTTCTGCTCGGCCTTGTCCGCTTCATCGAGGCCACGGATCTGGGCGTCAATAGCATCCTGACGGGCCTTGCTCTCGGCGTCGATCGCGGCAAGCGCCTGGCGGTGCCGGTCGTCCTCCGCCGACGCTTCTGCCTCAATCGCCCGGAGCGTCTGATCGTGCGCTGTCTGGGCCGCCTGGACCTGATCGTCCAGATTGCGGACGGTGCGGTCGTGGAGGTCCTGGGCCGCTTGACCCTCATCGGCAAGTTGCCGCAACTTCAGATCATGAGCGTCCTGGGCCTGCTTCTGCTCGTCTTCGAGATGGCGAACGGTCGTGTCGTGCAGCGTATTCGCCGCGTCGAGTTGGTCCTGCGCCTGCCGTACGATCAGGTCATGGGCGGTCTTCGCCTGATCCTCTCGGTCGGACAGTTGACGGACCGTGAGGTCGTGGGCGGTCTGAGCGGCGTCTGCCTGCGCGGACAATTGCCGCGTCGTTGCATCGTGGGCATCTTGCGCCGCCTTCGCCTCATCGTCGAGTTGCTGCGCACGGGCATCGTGGGCCTTCTGGTCGGCCCGTGCCTCCGCGTCGATGAAGTCGACGGTGGCGTCGTGAATCTTCTGGGCCTTGTCGCCCTCATCCTGGATAGCCTGGAGGCGCTTGTCGTGCTTGTCTGAATCCGCCTTCGCCTCAGCCTCGATGTTGCGAAGCTCAGCCTCCTTCTTGTCGTTGGCCTTCTTGACCTCGTCGTCCAGGTTGCGGACAACCTGCTCGTGACGGGCACTCTCCGCTCGTGAGATGGCCTGGGCCTGATCGGCAAGTGCCCGATCCTCGACGGTCCTGGCGTCATCACGAGCCTGCTTATCAGCATTCAGCCCGTCGATAACCTCCTGGTGGTGCTTGTCAGTCGCGGCCTTCTCGGCCTGCTCCTGAACTTCGAGTTGCTTGATCTGGGCGGCGGCCGCGTCGTCCGCTGCCTGCTTGGCTGCCGAGATGCCATCGAGTTCGTCCTGCTTGCGCTGCTCGATGATGTCTTTCTCGGTCTGCTCGTTGGCCTGAAGCTGAGCGATGTTGGTGCGGAAGCCTTCGGCGGCCGCATCGGCCTCTGCCTTGATCTCGTCAAGGCGGTTCTTCTTTTGCTTGTCGAGCGCATCAAGTTGGTTCTTCTCAGCGAGTTCAGCCTGCCGCTTGTCGTCCTCAAGTTTGGCCACAGCCGCATCATGGGCCTGCTTCAGTTCATCCTGGAGCGCCTTGCCCTGCCGTTCGAGCGCCGATGCCGCGTCCTCATCCTGCTGCTTGGCGGCGGCCTGGGCATCGCGTGCGGATGCCGCCTGCTGAGCGGCTGATGCATCGGCTTGCTGTTTCGCTGCCTGGTCAGCAATGCGCTGGTTGGCCGTCGTGATCTGGTCGTACGCTTCTTTGGCCTGCTGCGAGGCCACGACGAGGTTGCCGGAAGCCGCCGATCCGAGTGCCTCGAAGATCTTGACGGCCGCGCTCAGCGACTCCACGACCCGCTGCGACGTCTCGGTCGTGCCGTCGAAGATCTGGAGGAATTTGGTCAGTTCCTGCTCAGCCGCAACGATGGTCGGCGTGAGCTTCTGGCCCATCTCGATTTCGATGGCCTGAAACTCGGTGGTGAGCTTGTTCGTGGCGCCGACCAGCGTGTTCTGGTGTTCGGCCGCAGCGCCGGTCTGGTCGCCAGTCTCCTTCATCAGTGCGATGTAGGCGGCCTGGATGATGCGGCCCTCGGACAACTGAGCGAAGTTCGCTTTCTCCGACTCGGTCAGGTCGCCCTCAGCCTTGATAATCCGCTGGTTGATCAGGTCGCCATACTGCGTGAGCGCGCCGGCCCGGCCCTTCAGGCCACCTTCGAGAGCCTTCAGGGCCTCCGGGAGCGTCGTGCCATACTGCGCCGCCAGGTCAGCCGCGACTTTGACCAGTTTCTCGTCCTGGTCAATCGTGAGGTTGCCTTCCTTGTTGAAGGCTTCGAGGCCGGCTAAGGAGCGCTCGTAGGCCGTGACGCTGAACTCGGACTGCTTGGACTGCTCCTGCGCGTAGGCGATCAGGACCGGTGTCGCGTCGCCATACGCCTTGGTCAGTGCGAACTGGGCCTGCTCGGCCTTGGCCGTAACGTCGATGACCTCGGCGATGGCATCGTGGACGAGGTGCACGCCGATCTGCACGCCGGTCAGAGCACTCGCGAACTTGAGCGCCGACGACGCCGAGAGGTTGAAGGTCTGGCTCGATTGTGTCGTGACCTGCGTAGCCGCTTGCTGCGCTGTGGCCTGCGCGGTCGTGGCCTGGGTCGCAGCCTGCGTCGCGACCGTCTGCTGCTGCTGGGCCTGGGCGTTGGCCAGCATGGCGGCGGCGTTCTGCTGGGCCGCCTGCGCTGCCACGCCGAGCGCCTGCGCCTGCGCCTGGGTGGCAGCGGCCTGCTGCTGGTACGCCTGGACGATAACCTGGGCTTGCCCGGCAAGGGCGGCTGACTGAGCGAGGCCGGCCTGACGAATGGCCGCCGTCATCGCCTCGTTGGCGGTCTTGGTCGCAGCCTGGGCCTGGACGTAGGCGTCGAGCAGCGGCTGGCTGTTGAGAACCAGATCGTACTCGGCGCTGCCCAACCCGAACGGCATAACTAGTGACTCACCCCGCCGCCGAGGGCGCGCGACAACTGCGTGAACAGCGCGTCAAAGGAGACGTGCTTGTCGTTGAACATGAATTTGTCGTCCTGGGCCACGGGCTCCACGGACTGCGACGGTACCCCCCGAGCGCGCTCAGCCAGGGCGTCCCACCAGGGCTCTTTCTGGTGTTGCGCGGTTGCCGCCTGGGCTGCGTCGAGGAGACGTTCAGCGCGCAGGCTGTCCATCTCTTCGGCGTAGCGCTCGAACAGCCCGATCGTCATGCTCATGCTCAACCAGTGGTCCAATCCGAGTCCGTAGAACGCGCTCAGGCGGGGGACGAGCCTTCCATAATCGACTGGCTCGTCCCCACTGCTTCCGGGTCCGCATCAGGCTCCGTCTGCTCGATCTGCCGCCACCAGCCCAACTGGATCAGCAGCGCGGTGTGGGCCTCATCGTCAGCCGCCAGCAGATCAGCCTCCTCTGAGTTGAGACCAGGGATGACGGCCTTCAGGCACTCCGCAACCCACAGCATGCCGGCCGACTGTTTGTCGATCGTCGTCAGGCTGTCGTCGTTCACCTGATTGATGTAGGTCTGCCTGGCCGCGTCGTACTGGATCGTGACGGGGATCGGGCACCGCTTGCCCTTAACGTAGCCGGAGAGTGTGACGACCTCGCCATCGCGCATGATCTCGATGGACGTCCGCTCGGGGGTCAGGTCGCCGAGGCGGATCACCCGATCCGCCAGCATGCTCACGCCATTGCGACCAGCCATTAGAGCGCCGCCAGCACTTTCCGCAGCGTCAGGATGCGGTTCGAGTTGTTCGGGTCAGGGAACGCCTCGACCTCGAACGGGATGACCGCCTTAGCCGAACTGGAGAACTGCACCTGTGGGTTGCCACGGGCCTGCGAGCGCCAGGCAACCGGGCGGAACGACTCGCCATCGCCCGAGGCATGCACGTCGAAGCCGACCGTCAGGTAGGTGAGCGAGAGCGTGGCATCGAAAGCGAGGTCCGTATGCCCGCGCACGCCGGAGGTGGCCGCCGTGGTGCTACTTGTTCCCTGACCAGTGGCGACCTTGACATTGCCAGTCGTGAACTCGGCCATGTTGCCCGAGAGGCGGATGTCTCGGGCAGTCGGCACGGTCAGGACCGGGTCGATCGACTGGTCCACCTTCACGTCGTCGAACGTCACGCTCACGTTGAAGCGCAGGCCGCCATCGGTGTACCCGACGTCGACCCACGAGCCGCCCCAGGCTGTGCCCCAGGCAGAATCGGTTGGCATGGTGTTGCCCGAGGAGTAGGGCTCCTCGTACATCACGAAGTCCCTGCTTTGCTGGACGTTGGTTGCTGAACCGCTCATGGTCGTTGCATCCTTTCGATCAGATCTGGAAGGCGCCGACCGTGATGGCCGTCACCTGGGAGTACGTGATCTGGACGTAGCCGCTCGTGTCGTTGAAGCGGTTGGGATCGAACGGTCCGATCATCTTGTCGCCGCCGCTGGAGACCGTGACCGTCTGGTTGTGGGTCGAGCCCTGGTTGCAGGTGACCTGGCTGGCGATCGTCACGGTGACAGCGGCACCGGCGCTCTTGACTTCGAGCATCGTCTTGCCGTCGTTGCTGAACTGGTCGCCGCCGGAGGTTGCCGCCGCGAATGACGGGGTCGCCCCGGTGGTGTTGACGTCCTGGACTGAGAGAGTCGCCATCGGTTACGCCTTCTCTTTCTTCGCGGGCGCCGTCTTGTCGGCCTGCGTAATCGTCTCGTTCAGCGTCTGCTGATCCTCGGGAAGCACCGGCTCGACGTCGATCGCTCCCGGCATGGGCGGCGTGTCCTCATGGACGGCCTCGAAGCGAACACCACTACGCTGGAGGCTTAGCCGCGTCTCGTCAGACATATTCGGGATCACGTCGCCGACGTGATAGACCGTCTTGTCGCCCGGTATCATCACGTTGTCGGTGCCGCTCAGGAGACGCACCGGGTAGCCCATGCCGAAACCTCCCTACAGGTTGATCGCGCGCTGTCCTGCGCGGCTGTTGATGATCGAGGCGAGCAACGTGGCCTTCGCCTTCGAGATCGGCTCAATCGAGCCGAGGATCAGCGCGCCGACCATGACATCGCGGTCGGGCACGTCCATGCCGGCCGCCGTCAGCGGGTGGCCATTGGCTAGCGGGATCGGCCGACCCCCGAAGAGGGGCGCCAGCACGTCGAGGCGCTCTCGCTGCGACGGTGACAGGTCAGAGGAGCGCGCGCTGCCCACGTTGGCCCAGTAGGCTTTGAGACCCTGGCGCAACCCCTTGAAAGGCCGTTCTACGCACATCAGCGTAAAATGGGTGTGCTTGGCGTTACAGCGGTTACAGCGCCAGCGTTCGCCATCGCCGTCAATGCGGACGATCACGTATTCAGCAGCGTGGAGCGCGTCGAACCGGGCCGCCTCCTCTGGATTCCAGAAGCCGGCCAGCTTGAGCGCGTCGAGACGCTCCTGATAGTTGACCATTTCGGCAACGGATGGCATCAGGGCGCCTCTTGCCAGCGGAACAGATACGAAGCGACGACCTTCGGGTATTTGCTGTCGGGCTCCACGATCTCATTCGGGCCGCCCTCTTTCACCACGTCGATGACCCGGCAACCGTTGGCTATAAAGCGCGTCGGTACGCCGGTATGTAGGCGCGGCACGAGACAGGGGTGCACCTGCTGATACAGGCGCATGGCCTCGATCCGAGATGAGCCATAGAGGTGAAGATCAACGCGCGTCACGTAGGACGCGCCGTCAGGATCGTCGCCGGGGCTGCTGATCGGGCCGTTGACGACGATGGCCCATGTTCCCTTTGGTGCTGTGGGCGTAGACGGCCAGGTGCCGAGTTGCCAATAGGATTGGATCTGCCCGGAGATGCGGGGCCGCGCCTTCTGCGCCGCCGTGGCGTCGGGCGTGTAGCCGCTCGTGGTCGTCACGAACGTCAGAATCTCGTTGAACGAGCGCAGCCGGCCCACCACGCAGCCGATGATGTCCGGGAGCGCTGCTATGACCATCAGTGCGCTCCGTAGTTCGGGCTGCTGGCCGTGGAGAACGCGGCGCCGAACTTCTGCGCGATTTCAGCGGCGATACTGTCGAGCGCCGGACGCAGGTACGGCTGGGCCGCCATCTTGTAGGTGCCCAACTCGACAAAGGCCGCGTAATGGGTGTAGCCGCCGAAGATGATATGCACCTCACCGCTGCCGGTCTGCTCGACGCGGTAGGTGATCGAGGCTTGCAGGGCTCCGGTATCTACGGGCACCAGTTCTCGGGCGCGCTCGACAAGGGCCTGACCGATCTGGTCAGCAACCTGGAGCGTAACGGCCTGCACGAACGGCGCGATGTCGGCTAGCGTGCCCTGCGTTGCCATCGTCCTCGGCGGACTCCCTGCTGAACGCAAAAAAGACGGCGCCCCCTGGTGGTCCAGGGAACGCCGTCTAGAATCTCGCGGCTTGAGCTATCTTCGGTTGGGTTGCGCCCTCGGCGGGCGCCTGCTGTGATCTTACGCGATACGGCGTCTCTGGTCAATCGCACCGCCGCGTACCTGCCGGCGACGCTGCTCCTGGAGATCCACCAGGCGCGGCATGCCGGTCGTCCTGTCGAACTCAATCATCAGCGTCAGCCGCTCCGGCATCGGACCGTTGCCGACGCGGCTGCGAAGCGCTTCAAGTTCGATCGTGATTTCGCGCATGGCCGCATCCAAGGGGCTCAACTGTCTACCCTCGCCGTGGTGGTCCGAAGTTCGCACGCCTTCAATACCGAGACCCCGAGTTCAGCATTCATGTTCACCGATTCGACCACGAACGGCCCGGCCTGCACGACCGTGCCGCTCGCGTCGAGCACGTTCGTCACGACGTCACCCACCGCCAGCGGGTCATCGGGCGGCACGAACAGCGTCGGCACCTTGATCGTTCGCGACCCGTACTCATCCCTGACCGACTGATCACGGAGTAGTCGCACCTCCGAGCCGTAGAGGCATCGCAGGCCGCTCGTGCCGGCGCCTGGCATCGCCGCTTCGTCGCCCCACGCGTCTTCGTCGCCGCCGGTCACCGTGGAGCGCGTGTAGGTGTGGGTCAGCATGAGGCCGAGCGTGCGGACCATCTTGCGAGCAAGTGCGGTTGGCATCAGGCCCCTCCTTAGAGTGGGTACCGCGCGGGCGGCGTGGTGCTCATCTGACGAACCGTTCGATGATGGCTAGCACGATCGCGATGGCCCCGATGATGCCGACGATCGTCCCGATTGTCCACCAGGGCGCTGGTCAGGACCGTCGGGTCGGGCACCGGTCGACGGTCAGTACCCGTGTCCAGCCCGGTCCTGCCCGGCACGCTCACGCCAGACCACCTCGCCGGAGCACTTCGCGCTCGCCGAGGTAGTGGCGCATGACATCCACGCGGATATCCTCGATGAGCAGGAGTAGGAGCGCTGCGATGACGCCACCGCGCCACATCCAGAACAGCGCCCCCATCGCCCCAGCTGGCACGGTCGGGTTCGACCAGAGGGCGAGTGACCCCCCGAAAAAGAGGATCAGCTTGACGGCCCCGCGCAGGATGGACGACCCGATCACCGTCCTCAGATACCGTTGGTCCTTCTCATCGGTGTAGGAGAGGTGCGAGAGAATCCAGAGACGGCGAACACGGAGCACGAGGCCAGCAAAGGCGATCAACACCCACAGCCACGCCGAAATCCGCTCGATCAGCTCAGCCGTGTCAGCCGTCACCGCTTTGTCCATCCCGATTCATGCGTTCCCAGAATTGCCGCTCCCATTGGAGGGCCGCACCCATCTGCGTCCTGGCGTCCCAGAGGTCTACGACTCGATGCGCTCGCTTCACAGCCTCAGCGCTCCTTTTCGTGATGCCAGGGTCGACAGGTGGCGGCGCGATTGGCGGCTCCGGCTCCGAGACGAGGTGCCAGAGGCGGTCAACCCAGTCGCCTACACTCATCACGAACCCTGACGGCGCCTGACGGCGGCTGATTGACTCCCTGGCGTCCACGCTTCAATCACTCCCGATTGGCGACTGACAGCCGCCGTCAACTCTTTGATCTGCGCCGCTTGCTCCTTGATCGTGGCGTCACGCTCGGCTATGGCCTTGTCTCGGTCGGCCAGTCTGGCGGTCTTCTCGCGCCACCAGCCGGCGAAGAGCAGCACCACCGCAACCCCCAACAGCCCGACGACTCCACCGCCGAGAGCCTGAAACACGTCCGAAATCGGCACATCAGAAGGCTTTGACGCTACGGTCCGTGTTTGGCGCTACGATGTTCACAAGCCCCTCCGGCAGTCTCGTGCTGCTGGTCGTGGCTAGCTCCGGCGTTCGTGTGACTGGCACGGGCGTCGGGGCGCTTCCCTTACAAGATCCGTCGATACTGCCTGAGCATCCCGATCACGTTAGCTGGCAGCCCGAGTCTCGCTGCCTGATCACTCAGGCTGTTGCCGGCGTACTGCACCTGAAGACTGCCGACCCTGACGGCGCTCGCATCAGCCACCACGCCGTCACGCTGGGCGTACCACGTCTTGATCGTCTCAAGGCACGCCTGCTCGATCGCGCCGGGCAGCGGCTGAGCGTCATCCGGACCGGGCAGGACGAACGGATCAGCAAATGGCGGCAGGACGTAGCCGGCGCGGTAGGTCACAATGAAGCGCTGCTCGGCCTGCCCGCCCGGCAGGATGTAGCCACTGGCGTAGGCGATTGAGTCCCAGCCACCGCCGCCGAATCCGCCGTTCCCAAAGATGCCCAGTCCTCGGCGCCAGCCAGCCACGCGATAGAGTGCGCCAGCCTCGGCATCCTCGACGCTGTAGTCGGTGAACGGCTCAGAGTCTTCGAGCACGCTCGTGACGCTGACGATCGGCGCCCGGGTTAGGCCCAGAATCTGACTGTTCGTGCCCTTCAGCGTCTCGTAGACCGTCTCCACGCCGAACACGCGGCCACACTCGCGGGCGATGGCTGATGATGCGCGGTCGATCATGCCGAGCAGAACGTCATCATCCGTGGTGTCAGCGATGCCCAATTCGGACTTGATCGTCGCGAGCGTGGTCAGGTTTTGACTCGCGCACTGCTCGATGACGGTCACAGCCATGCCGTGCCCTCCAATCCTGGTTCAGAGAGAGAACACACCGACCGTCACCCCCGTCACGCTCGAATATTCAAGCTGGACATAGCCACGGCTGTCGCTGAAGCGGGCCGGCGACCACGGCCCAGCCTCGACCGTCGCCCCATCGGCAACGGTGAGCGTCGGGCTGTGCGTCACCCCCTGATTACAGGCCACCTGACTGACAACGGTGACCGTGATCGGAGCCCCGCCGATGTTCTCGACCAGCAACATGGTCCGCCCGTTGTTCACGAACTGGTTGCCCAGGGCGTCGGCGAAGACCAACGCCGGCGTGATCCCGCTCGTTGTGATCGTCTGGACGGTAAGCGCACTGCCGGGGAACGCCCCAAGCGAGACGACACCGTAGCCGAAGCTGGATGGCGAGAGTGCAGCCGAGCCGTAGCCGAAAGTCGCAATGCTCATGGCTAGGCCCGTGAGAAGTCGGCCGGCACGTTACCGGTCACCGTTCGATCGACTCCAACTTGGGTCGTCCCGTTTGTCCCGAACAACTTCAGGAGTCCGCTGACTACAGTCATCTTGCCGTTAGCCATCGCACGCAGGATGGTCAGGATGCCGCCGATGGTAGTAGGGCTGCCCGTCACATCGCTCACGGTCTGAGTCAGGTCGATTGGCATGGCAGAGAGGCCCAGGTTCGTAGCTGAGTAGGGGTCGAAGGCGATGACCTGACGGAGTTCGTCAGACGGATCGGCCCCCGCCCCCTCCGCGTGGATTGCTAGTTCTCCCAGCGTGTCGACGTCTCCGCTACCAGCGGTGAGCTTATAAATGCCGTTAGCAACCTCGGCCGATGTCCCGGACCAGGCAGCATACGTGCCGCCGTTCTTGCTCTTGGTAACGGTCAGTGTCAATCCTGTCTTTCCGGTGACATGATCGGAGGAATCGAGCATCATCAGCATGATCGGGTGTGAGACATCGAACCGCTGGATCAAGGACATCAGGCAATCAAATTCAGAACAACCGGCGTCGTGGCCGTATCGGAGAGCACGTTGATCGAGGTGAGCGTCCCGGTAATCGGGATCACCTCTGATCCACCGGGGGGAATGTCGTAGCCGATCTTCCAATCTGCAACAAGAGCCGGGGTCGGGCTGGTGGCCGGTGCCGCTGCCGGCACCTCGTTGATGCCGACCGACACGATCGCCGTCGCATGGTTATTGGTGACCTTGAGGTACTGCCATGTGCCGGCCGCCGGTGGCACTACATAGTTGGATATGCCGGCCGTCAGCGTGATCCGCTTCGATGTGCCAGTCCCGAGTGCTCCCGCGACGATGACGCCGATTGCGCTTCCGCCCGGCATCAGTCTGCCTTCACGGCGAGCGCACAGGAGGACGTGCCAGGGCGGACGTGATGTAGGCCCGGCGCGAAGCAGCAGCCACAGGCACTACAGTGCCAGCAGCGCGCCTTGTGCGGGTTGCTGTCGTCGTGCTGCTCCATCGGCGCACGGCAGTGCGGACAGCGCCGGACCTTGCCCGGTGCGTCCTCGTCCTCGGCTGCTTCGAGCGCCGCCCGAGCCTTTGCAGCGGCCTCGTCGGCCTCCTGCTGCTCCTTGGCCGCCTTCGCGGCAAGCGCCTCTGCCTGCTTGTCGAGTGCAGACGGGGCCTCCGCATCGGCAGGGGTAGGCTGCCGATGCGGAGCACTGGGGGTGGCCGGCGCCGGAGGGGACGCGGACGCCGGTTTCATAGCATCAGGCTTCTCTGGCATCACGTGGCCCTCCTTAGACCTTCTGGCTCGCCTGAAAGACGAGGCCCATGTTATTCACGCTGACCGGAATGGTTGAGCCGTGCGTGAGCTTGACGGTGCGGTCAAGCCAGACCTTGAACCCGAGCGATCGGGCAAGGTGGTTGAAGCCCCAGTCCTCGCTTAGGAGGCTGTAGCCACCGACGTAAGGGTCTTCCACCACCGACTGCGGGAAGAAGTTGTAGAACGCCCACGGCTCATAGGCGTGCGTCAGCGGCAACTCCCTGACCATCGCGTCGATCACCCGGCGATGCACGGCCATGAAGCCCGTGGCGGCGTACATGATCTCCATCGGAGAATTGCCGGGTCCGAACTGGATCACCTCATCCGTCTCCGGCAAGAGGCGCAGGCTGAGGTGCTGGCCGTTGTGGACGGGGTAGGCGCCGGCCACGATGTCGTAGCCGTTGCGGCACAGCTCAACGACGTGATCAGCATCCTGGGGCGTGTAGCCAATGTCTGAGTCGATCATCAGGAACACGTCATCAGCCGTCTCCTGATACCACTTGGTGACGATGATCCCACGTGACCGGCCGATCAGCGCGTCGCCGTTCTTGACCCGGAAGCGCCAGCGGCCTTCGCTGCCCTCGATGGTGGACATGACGGCCTGCATCGAGCCGATGGCAATGTCCCGGTAGGAGCAGAGCAGGATGCTGGATGTCTGCTGGCCAACCTCTTGCACACGTCGCCAGACCCGGACACGGCCCTCGGCGTTGTCAATCTGGCGCCAGCCGTAGGCTTCGAGGACGTGGCCAGGGTGCCATCCTCGATTCGACTCGAGATGGAGCGGCGTCGAATGATCATGCGTTGGACAGGTCTCGAACAGCAGGCAGCCGACCGGCGCACGCTGAGCGATGCCGGCCATGAACGAATCAGGGTCAGGCACATGCTCCAGGACGTCGATGCTCACCAGAAGGTCAGCCATCTCCAGCGGAGCCTGTGCGACATCCGGATATGTCGCAAGCGCGATGCCACCGAGGCGATCTCGGAGGATGGCGTTCGGTTCGACGCCATATAGGCTCGCCGATGGTAGCGCCTCGTGCAGCGCGGTCAGGTCGTGGCCGGCGCCGCAGCCGATGTCGATGATCCGCTCGGCGCCGGCAGTCTTAGCAACATGCACCAGCATATCCGTCCACGACTGCCGCTCAGGCGTGGCGTGCCAGGCGTCAAGGTCTTGCCCGAGGCGCTCGGATGTTCTGTAGAACCGATGAATAGCATCAGGAGTGGCGGGGTTGGTTTCCCGCCACTCCTGAGCCAGGGCTTCCCGTGTCTCACCAAGCACGAGCGGCCCATCCTGCACAACCATGCGTGTTCCCCTCTTCCTACCCCGTTGCTACCCCTGAATCAGTTGACGCTGACCTTGACCTGCTGGATGGCCGACTGCGTGGGCGGGAGCGTCCCATTGCGGCGGTAGCGCGTCGCCACCGAGGCGTGGAGCACGGCCGCCGTGGCCGGCTGCGTGGCCGAGCGCAGGTAGCGGTCGGTCGGGCGGTAGACGTCGATGATGTAGATGTTCGCGTTGCCCGTGACCGCCACCTGGGTCAGCGCGGCGTTGGTGATGTTGGTCGCGCCACTCATGTTGGCGTTGGCGCTGGAGACGATGCGGGCGTCGTAGGTCGCGCCACTCGCCATCGTACCGATGCTGAAGCAGTATTCGATGCCGTCCCAGCCCTGCATGTCCATCACGGCACCGTTGGCGTTCGTGGAACCGCTGACAGGCGCAATGTCCTGCGCAACCAGGACGGTATCCGACAGTGCATTGTGCATCGCAATCCCTCCGTGTCGGGAATGACTGCCCCGCAGTCAGCCCGACTGGTTCAATCCGTATCGGCGCAACGATTCGTTAGACGATTCCGACCCTGAGGCCATCGGTATTCCAGCAGTTACCGCCGACGCGCTCCCAGAGGATGATCCCCGTCTGATCGGTGTCAGCGAAGCGCTCGCGTAGCACCACGCTGGTGATCTGCGCCCGCTGGGCGATGATGTAGTTCGAGAAGTCGCCCACGAGCAGCACCTTGTTGCCGTTGGTGCCGTCGTCAGGCATCCAGTCGGAGTTCTCGATCGGCATGCCCTGGATCTGGCGCGGCACGGCCGCATAGCCGGACCCGGCGTTCGGCGCCCAGAACGGCCGTCCGTTCGCGTCCACCAGAGCTGCGACCTTGCCCTCGATGCTGCGGCACATCAGCCAGCGGGAGTTGCTCACGTACTGCGCGGGCACCTTGTAGGCCCCGGCGATGATCTTTGGCGCGCTGCCGGTGTTGCTGGTGGTGTTGGTGATCGTGTCGGTAGTCGAGCCCTCAACGTCGAACGTCGTCAGACCACAATTCAGGATGCCGAGCGGCTGGAGCGCCGAGCCGTCACCCGTGATGAAGCCCAGATCCTCGGTGAGCGCCATGTTCTCGGCGCCGTTCTGCGCCATGAATGACAGGATGTTGGTCGCGCTGTCACTGATGAAATCGTTGCTGAGCTTGGTCGCCACGCGCAGTTTCTTGACCGGGATGTCCAGGCGCTGGAAGGACGGGTCCACGTCCGTGAAGGCCGGCGTCTCACCCGCCCACGAGCCGACGAAGCCCGAGGAGTAGATCGAGCCGTAGGTGGCATTGGCCTTGACGGCAAACCATTGCAGCACGTCGCGGTTGGTGGTCTGGACGCGGGCGTAACGGCGCATGACGGCCTGCTGCGCCGTGCGGACCAGCATCTCGGCCTGCACGTCCGGTGGGACGGTGAAGCCGCCAGCGGTGTCGGTGCCCTCGCTGAGCGCCTTCTGTTCGTTCTGGGTCAGCCGTGCGTAGGCCGAACCATCTGGGCTGGTCGCCGTCAAACGGATCAGGCGGGTGTACGCCTGCTTGTACTCCAGGCTCATCGCCGCGCGAGTCGTCTTGAAGAACGTGGCGGCGTTCGCCTCGGTCGGGATATCCCCGAGCAAGACATCCTCACCGAACATCTCGACGTGCTTGCCGAGCGACGTTGGCGCATAGGCCATACCGCCCTTGAACTCCCAGCCACGAGCCACGAGCGCCTTGCGGTCGTCGTCGTCGCCATTCACGCCGTGGCGCAGGTTGCGGAGCGGCTCGTCAAGGAACTTGTCGAGGTCGCCCAGGTCGCGATTCTTCTCCGCAACCTTCTGCTCGGACTCGATCTCGGCCCGCAGGGCGGTCGCCTCGGTCAGCAACTTGGAGACGGCCTGGTCCTGCTCCGGCGGCAGCCCCGTCTTGTGCTCAGCCATGATGGTCCGGGCGCGGACGCGGAGCGTCTCCAGCTTCTCGACCTTCGCCTTCAGTTCGGCGGTCATTGCCACGTTCAGACCTCCAACAGCTCTAGCTCGCGTGCGAGCAACGCGAGCCGGGCTAGCCCGTCCTCGCCCTTGTCGATCGTCTCGGCCCAGGTCAGGGCCTTGCCGATGTCCGTCACCACGGCGCCGATCTTGGTCCGCATCTCCACGCGGATGCGGGTGCCATCCTTGGTGTCCTCACCGAGTAGCCGCATCGCCTTGTGCTCATCCGCGAGTTGCTCGGACAGGTCCAGCAGGCGATACGCGAAGCCGCGAATGTCGAGCGGCGCGCTGCCGAGTTTCCACTCGGTCGCGTCGTCAATCGTCTTGCCGCTGTTGGCCTGCTCTAGGAGCGTGCGAGCACGCGCCTGTAAGCGCTGTTTCTGGCCCTCATCGAGCCAGGAACCGGCCTGCGGGATACGGGCGATCGCGTTCCGGATGTGGACCGGATCGACCTTGCCGTCCGCGTCCTTGTAGGGGAAGTGCCGGAGCGACCGTGGCACCGTCCGGCCCGCATCGTCCTTCTGGCCACCCGATTCGACGTAGAGGAAGGACGAGTCCGGCAGATCGTTCTGGTACTGGGTGTCCCAGACGGTCTTACTGCCGCCGCTGCCCTTACCGTGCATGTCGCAAGCGGCCTTGGCGGCGGCCTCGGTGTCGTACGAGCCCATGCTGTCGCCGTCAGGGCCGACGACGTGGAACTTGTCGCCACGCTTCTCGACTGTGCAGTTCACGCCTGCCTTCCCTTCGTGGTCGGCGTCAACGGCAAAGCCGCCAGCCGTATCAGATCCTTCGGACAGCGCCTTCACGCCGGTGGTGAGGGCTTCGGGGTTCATCACGGCCATGCCGGCGGCGAAGCTGTACTCGTGAAGGTCGAGCGACATCAGCCGGCGCACGGTCTTCCCGCTCATGCGGTCAAACTTGGCCCCGCCCGGATGCACGCGATAGCCAATGCTCTGGCCGAGGGGCCGGCCATGCGCCGCCATGAACTGCGCGGTGGCCAAGAGGTCGTCCCCGACCGGGCCGGGCTTGATCAGCGTCTCTGAAAACAGGCCCTTGCCGTCGACGCGCAGGGTGATCGGAATGCCGACCGGCAGCGCAGAGGTGTCGTGGCCGATGAAGACGCCGATGTCGGCGGGCTGCTTCTCGCGCAGCGTCTTCGTGAACGCTCCAGGGTCGATCACGTCGTTGCCGAGATCGACGTTGCCGATCACCGCCGCGTAGCCGGAGATGATCCGCTGGAGCGTATCGACTTGCTTGACCTCCATCGAGGTCCGCAGCCATTCGAGCGACAAAGGGAAAGCCTCCGGATCTCCCTTTTCGGCCGAATCAAGGGGAGACGGAGGCCGTATGCGCGCTATCTCGTTGCGGTTACTCTACATGCGTTGATTTATCGCTGTCAATAGGCTTGTTTTACTTCGAGCGGGCCGCTTGGCGTGTCCACACAGCGCCGAGCCCGCTTGCCGACCACCTCGACCGTTGTCTGCACGCCGCAGGTGCAGGGTACGGCGCGCAGGTACGATCCCTGAAGCGTCCCGAGGTACTTCTGGCAGGATGCACACCTGATCTCTATGGCGTCAGCGGGTGGCGCGGCCATCATCGTCCTGCCGCCAGTTCTTGCAGTGCCCGCAAGTCGGCCGGCGTCGCATGCCCGTTAGCGCCGTTCGTGGCACCGCCATTGCGAGCGTCAGCAGGATTGGAGCCTGCCGCTAGCTGCAATGACGGAGCCGGCGGCGGTGGCGCCGTCAACTGCTCCTTCGGCAGCGGCGAGATGTTGTCAGGCACCATCAGGATCGCGCCGTCCTCGAAGTCGGGCTCGCGGCCCAGGTCAGCCCGCGCCTCCTGGATGCTGATGACGCCGCCGGCGAGTTGCGCGAGCACGCGGGTGCTCTTGGCGTCCTCATCCTCCTGGAGCGCCTTGACGGTGGAAAGATCGAACTCGACACGATCTACGCCGTTGAACTCTGGCACGAGCGCCGTGTTGAGTGGCTCCGAGAGCATCTGGTAGAGCGGCGTCAGCGTCTCGTCCCAGAAGCCGGCGCGGGCCTCTCTGGCAGCCGACCGCTGGCCGCGCATGCTGAGGCGGGCGCCGATCAACTCCTGGGGCACGCCGAACGCCATCGCGATCCGCGTCTCGGATATCTCGTCAAGTTCAGGCAGCACGAGGCCGCGCTCACCAAGGGGCATCCCCATCGGCGTATAGGTGGCCTCGGTGTTATCGAGCACCATCAGCGAGTGCCAGCCGGCAGCGCCGCCCGTCTCGTTACGGAAACGGTCCTTGATGATCTGCCGCTCGCTAGCCCCTACCTGCTTACTGATCGTGAGCATGCCCGCCGGGACACCCGCGTTCCTGAAGTAGGCAGCAGTGTACGCGCGCATCGCATTGTCAGAGTCAACACGACCGGCAGCCACGGCGAGCGGCGGCAGGCCGTAGTAGTCATCAAGCGGGTTTCTGGTTCGGATGTGGATCACGTCATCGGCGCTGAGTTGCTTGGTCTGCTCGGCAATCCTGTACTCGTAGCCGCCGATGAAGCGGGTGGCATCAGGAATGACGAACATGCGGTCAGGGCGCAGCAGCCACAACTCAACCACCTGCCCGGCGGCAGAGCGCACCTTCTCGATATAAGCATTGCCGCTGATCGAGAGGTGCATGATGACGGTGGCCCAGAACTGGAAGCGGTCGAGGAACGGATTCGGCCGGTCCAGAAGGTCAAGGATCGGGTGCTGCTCGATGTCCTCGCCGTCCTGGTTGAGCGCCTTCATGTGCGGCTCAGCAGCGCTGGTGGCTAGTTCCTCAATACAGGCGAACACGATCTCGTTGGACGAGTAGCCTTCCCGAGCGAATCTGAAATATGACTCTCTCTGATATTGCGGTGTGTGGTCCTGCCATGTCGGGATGGTGGCGCCGATGGCGATCTTCCGCTCCGGCAGGAAGCGGGCAATGGACGTGAAGGAATCAGCGATCAGGCCCACAGTCAGCCTCCCCACGCGGCGAGCGAGAACACACGCACCATGATGCCGGCCGTTGCTGACAGCAGGACGAGCCCCAGCACGGACGCCAGCACGAGCACGAGCGCCATGCCGACAAGGCGCCGGTCCTGCGCGTCGATAGGCGAGGCCGGGAGCTTCACAGGAACGACACTCCGGCATACTGGCTGGACTCGATGGCCTGATACGCGGCGATGGCTGCCGACATCACAGAGTCCTGGATAAGCTTCTCGTCGGACCACTCGTACAAGCCCATCTCGCGGTCGAGCTGCTCACTCTGGTGCTTGAATCGCCCTTGCTGCACGAGTAGTTGCAATGCCTGGATCGCCTGCGTCTTGGTGCGGGCGGTCGTGGTGAATGGCTCAACGGGGACGGCCAGATTCTCAATGACGGGATCGCCGACGCCATTCGACTCTACCCAGGTCTGGCCCATGCGCCGCTGCCGGTCCTCAATCCTGGACTGGATGACAGGATAGGGCGCCAAGAGCCGCTCGTACTCCACGACGTTCCATGTCTCGCCGTAGAGGCCGATCGTGATGCCGACCGTGTGATCCTGCCGGCGCCCGATGTCCCAGGCTGTAATCAGCATCTCCGCATGCGCCGCGTCACCGTTCCATCCCTCTTTGCACTTCACGAGGTCGTCGGGGTCAAAGACGGCATCGCCAGAGGTGATGAAGTCCAGATCATATTCCTGGGCGAAGCTCTGGCGCGTCATATTCGAGCGCATCTTCGAGGCCCACGCCTCGTCATAGCGCGGGCAGTCCGACCAGTGGATCTGGTGCCGCGACCAGTCACCGCCTTCGAGGCCGGACCACAGGCGGAAGAACATATTGCTCCGACCGTTCGGCGTGGACAGGATCGTCATGTTGCCGCCGGTCGAGATGGTACCGATGATGCTCTCGTAGATCAGCGCGTCATAGCCACAGAACGCGAACTCGTCGAGGTACACATCCGTGGCCGCGATGCCGCGACCTGTACTCGGGTTCGCGGGGAGGCTGACGATCCGCGAACCGTTGGCAAAAGCCAACTCGCCCTGGTTCTCTTTGGTCAGGGTCGGCATCGTCTTGAGGCCGCTCAGCGTGTGCTGGCAGTAGCCGATGAGGCCGCGTGCTGCGTCCTGGTTGCGGCTCACGAACAACTCGGTGCTGTCGGGGCGCGTGATCGCCTTGTGCAGCGCCTCGATGGCGACGCAGTTTGAGATGCCGGTCTGCCGGGCCTTGAGCACGATGCGGCGCGGCGATCGGTCTTCAAGCAGTGTGGCCTGATAGCTGTAGGGTGAGAACGGCCGGCGCCCCTCGGTGGGCAGCACGATCGTCGCGTTCTCTTTGGCCCAAGCGAGTGGCGAGGCTGGGGCAACGGATCGTTGTCGCTCACGCTGCTGCTGCGCCTCCCAGTCGGCCACCGCCCACGGGAGCGCGTCGAGCACGGCGGACGGTGGAGGCTTCGGCATCAGGTGGCGCCCACACCAGCCGCGATCTCTTCGGCGCGGCGGATGAGCCACTGAGGATCGGCCCCGCTGTCCTCGGCAAGTTTCTTCGCTCGAGCCTGAATGTCGATGGTGATCGATTGACCCGGCAGCCCCTCGATATACGCAAGCACAAGCTTTGATGCGTCTAGAGCGACACGGGGGTCGCGGTGAAACATCAGTTTCACGAGGTGGGCGGCAGCCTTCTCGGCATTGGTGCCGCCGCCCCGGACGACCTTGTCGAGTTCTCGGAGGACAGCATCAGTAATCGGCTTCCGCTTCGGCCTGCCGTTCGGGTTACCTGACTGCCCTGGCTTGAACTGGGAATCTTCCCTAGCCACCTGTTCGCATCCTGTTAGCAGGCCAATGCCTTACCACACGCGCATATTCTACTACAACTCGACTTCAAGATATAGGATCTTAGGATAATAGATATGATCATGCCGCCTCGGCTTCGCTCCTGGTGGCTGCGAAGGCGAGCGTGCAGAGGCACGCGCCTCGGCAGATGCGGGCACCAACCGGCGGCAGCGTGCCGATGGGCACCCAGCCCCGATCCGATGCGGCGACGCACTCCTCACACCCTTCATCAGAGTGCTGGACGTTCAGCTCGTACGCCATGCCAGCCAGCGCCATCTCGCGGCGCCTGATGTTCTCGTAGGTGGTGCGGCCGCTATTGGCGTACTGGCGGGCTCTGGCATCAAGGCGGCCGTTCATGCGCTGCTTCCCGTCAAGCACATCGGCAACCATCTGACGGGCATAGGCGTACTGTTCGCGGATGACGGACCCCACATAGCCCCACCTGCTCTGTGTCATCTGGTCGCGGCCACCGTAGGCGGCGAGGGCGCTGGCGATCTGGACGCTCTTGATCTCGGTTAGCATGCCGTCGAGGAACTGAGCGGCGTTGATGGTGCCGGCGCGGAAGTCGGACGAGAGCGTGGCCATGTGCTCGGATGCGAGGCTGACGGTGGCGTCCACAGCGTCGCGGACCTGGCGCTCGCTCACGAACCTGCCGGTGCTGGAGTCTCGGAAGCGGCCTGCCCGATCGTCGTAGCGGAAGTCAGCCATCACGCTTCTCCGTTCGTGCGCTCAGCATCCCTTCGAGGCCGGTCCCTGCCCGGCGCTGGGCCTCGTTCCAGAGCGCCTCGGCCTTGTCGACGTCGCCCGGCGTGATCTGGGCGGCCACGTTGAGGGCGTGCTCGTTGGGCAGCGTCGAGGATCGGTGCTCCTCCAGCAAGCGCTCCACCGAGCGAGCGAAACCCGGATCGTCGAGGGGCGTGGCAAGGCGCTTACGGGGTCGCGGCATCTATCACCCACTCTTTCCATGCGTCTCTAAAGGCGTTCTCGACACAAGCAGCATACCGCTCGGGCGACGCCATGACGCTGCTGAGGATGGCATCGCGCAGTCGTTGCCGCTCATATAGCGAAGCCCCACAGAGTGCTGACGAAGCCAAGAGCAGGTAGTCTGTGACCGTCGTAGCCGTCGTGCCGCCAGAGGGATAGACCGTATCCAGCACTGACGCGCTGAGTCGGCCAGAGACGTAGTCGCCCAGCAGCGTCACCGTGGGCACACCCATCAGGCACGCCTCCAGCGTGGTCACGCCACCGCCGTGTGGGTAGGGATCGAGGTGGACGTCAATCTCGTTGTACGTGGCCAGATGGATCAGGCGGGTGGTCGAGCCGCGAATGCTCACGCGGTCGGGCGTGACACCGAGCGATGCGAGCACGGCCAGCACCCACTCGCGCAAGTCCTGGTTGTTGTACTCGGCAGATTTCAGGATCAACTTAGCCGTTGGCATGCGCCGCAGGATCTCAGCCCAGGTCGAAAGCGTGCGCTCGTTGAGCTTGTAGGCCCGGCCGATGTAGCCGAAGGTCGGGTAGCCGTTGCGCTCCATTGGTGGCGGCGCGACCTCGGGATAGGGCGGGCGCACATCGAAGCCCATCGCTGAGGGTAGGCGGATGATGCGCTCGTGGTACAGGTGCTCATGCTCTGGTGGGATCGTGACGGCATCTGAGATCAGATAGTCCATGCAATCAAGGCCGGTCCCCGTCGCGTGACCCCAGCCCGTGATCTGGATCGGTGCGGGCTTGCGCGCGAAGATCAGGAGACGTCCGCCGGTCGAGAAGCCCGACAGGTCCACTAGAATGTCGATCTGATCGGCACGGATCTGGCGGGCGACGTCCTCGTCGGAGCGGTCCTGGATCGGCACCCACTGGTCGGCCACGGCCTCGAAGCGCAGCGTCTCCTGGTCGCGCGGGGCAGCCGTGTTGTCGTAGCACCAGGCCTCGAAACGCTCGTGATCGTGGCCGAACAGGACCGGACCCCATGCGATCGAGGCGCTGTGGTTGAAGAAGTCGCCCGAGACGTAGCCGATGCGGAGCTTCCGGTCCGGGTCGCGGTCGTTGGTGTGCGGTGGAGCTGCCGCCGTCAGCGCAGCGCAGTGCATGGCGTTGAAGGCGCGGCGATCAGCGATTCTGAGCGCTGGCGTGGCCTCGGGATGGTGGTCGAGGGCGAACAGGAGGTTGGTCCAGCTCGTGACATTCATGGGGTCGAGGCGGATGGCCTGACGGTAGGCCGTGATGCCGCCCACATAGTCACGGTTGCTGGAGAGCACGACGCCGAGGTTCGAGTAGAGACGGCCGGCGGGGGAGATGCGGCAGGCGCGACGCAGTAGAGTGATAGCGGTTGCCGTGTCTCCGCGCTGGTGCAAGAGCATGGCCAGAAGGCTCAACGCGTCGGGGTTGGCCTGGTCGATGGCGAGCGCCTCAGTGCAGGCTTCCTCAGCCTGTGCGTGGGCGCCGTCGCGGTACCATATCTTGGCTTGTTGCAGGAGGATGACGGCATCCTCAGCAGTCAGGGCCATCACTTCCCCCCATCCCCGCCCTGCGGAGGCGCGCTGCTGCTGCTGGCTGCGCGGTAGGCGCTCATCAGTTCTCTCGCTCTCGAAGGTTGATCACGCGCTGTCGGTGACGCTCATACATGCAGACCGGACACCCCGGTGACTTCTCAGAGCGACGTGCAGGATTGCGCTCGATCAGTCTCCGGTGCCGATCCTCGGTCATGGTCAGGAGATCATCGAGATCAGCGGGCGAGCACCAGCCATGCGCCATGTAAACGTGGCCGCACGGCTCGATCAGGCCGTACCCAGAGATCGTCTCGTGATCCTGACGCGGCGCATTCAGGATAGGCGCGAGGAGTTCTCCGAGCCGGGTCATGCAGCGGTGGAGTCGCTCGTGTGGAGTCTCAGGCATGACTCGCCTCCTGGCCGGGCGCGGGGGCCGCGAGGATGCAGGACGGTTCATGCCCGACATCGTCCACCCAGTACTCGCACAGACGGCATAGCCGCGCCTCAGCGTAGCCGTCGTGCGGTGGAACGCGCGGGACGAGCGCATCCCTCAGCCTCTCGACCTCGACGGCCCTGGCCGCTGCCAGGCGCTCGGCGGCTACGAGACGATCCTGCAACGGAGGCGGTACGGCTGCGAGGGCCTGCTGAGCTTTTGCATGAGCGCACCAACTGAAATGCAAGCCACCCCGCGTGGTGGCCACGCAGTCACACTCCATGCTCTCAAGTGCTGCGCGGAACTGCACGACGTGGGCACGCGATTCGGCCAGGGCTGCCTCAGCCGTGCGCTGGGCACGAACGGCCATGACTCGTTGACGGTTCTCCTCGCTGTATTGTTCGATCCGGTGGATGATCTCGTATTCAGCACCGGCCAAGTCGGCCATCACTCGCGCGTTCTCGGCTTCAATGCGTCGGAGGGCTGCCATCGCGGACTCTGGCGAGCCGATGGCATGCACTGCTGCGAGTCGGATGAGTCTGCGCACAGCCTCGAAGTCATCCGAAGCGGTGTGGGGCGTGGTGGGCTGTTGGCCGGTCATGTCGGTTCCCCCTCATCAGCAGCGGCGGCGGCCGTCGGCTCGATGAACCTGTCCCGCAGCGATTCCCACTCACTCGGCCTGACGATGCGCGCGTCCACGCCGGGCACCGTGGACAGATGCTTGATCGCGACGATCTGCTCGGGCCGGACACGGCCCTTCTCGGTCTTCAGCTCCCAGAAGTGCAGCCGGCCCGGCCGGTTCGGATGCCAGAACGTCAGGTCGGGAACACCCGCGATGGTGCGCTTCATGATCGGGAACACCCACACGATGTAGCCCAGTGAGGTCAGTGTCTGGCGCACATGGCGCTGGAACTCGGCCTCCCGCATCGTGGCTTTGATGCTCTTGACGATCTGAGCCGTGGGTAAAACGCCGATCCTGCGTTTCTTAGCGCCCCGGAGAGTGGGGGGTGTCCGTTTCGACGTTCCGCCACGTTTCGGCCGTGTCAGCGCGTCTGTGGACGGTTTAGCGCCCATCTGCATGCTCCCTCACCGTGCGCTCGGCCTCCGCGAGGGCCGCTCTCTGATCCAGCCGTGCAGACGCGCGGGCTCTGGCAGTGGCCTCGCGTGCCTCCCAACGCTCGCGGGGCGTGAGTGGCTCGGGCGTGATCCAGCGGGTGGAGATGCCGCCGTCGTGGGCGTTCATGACTCGTCCTCCTGCCCGCTGGCGGTGTCGGCGGTGGCTGGCTCCAGGAGTTCAAGTTCTTCGGGGGCGAATATTCCTGCACCCCCGACGAGCGGACCCAGAGTCGGATGCACCCACGCCACGGGAGCAGCAAGCCTCATGACGACACCGTGGCCCTGCGGCAGGGGGAAACGCCTCGCCAGGTCTGGGCATGCGCTCGCGTAATCCACGACCTTCCCCGTGAGTCCTTGGGCAACGTCTGGATGACCACGAACGGGGTTATTGATCCACTCGACCTGACACTCCGCAATCGCCCCCGTCACCCGCACCCGATCTCCGACCCGGAACGTCGGACGCGCCGCCATGATCGCCCTGACCGCCGCCTCGACCGTCTGGCTCATGGCTTGGGGTCCGGGTCGGCTGGCTCGTAGCGCTGACAGTCGCACACGTTCGCGCCGAGGTCGTCGATGTCGATGATCCACTGGCACTCACCGTGCGGCCCGTCGTGGTCGCTGGCCGGGTGGTTGCAGGCGCAGATCCAGAGCGTGCAGACGATCGTGTCACTCACCGCTCGTCTCCTCTCCGGTCGCCGCCGCCGGGCTCCTGGGCAGCGCGAGAGGCTGCTTCGAGGCTCTGGCGATGCCGAGCGGTGGCGATGATCGCGTCGCCCAGTGAGATCAGGGCATCGAGGTTATCAGCCCAGATGTCGATCTCCTGGGATACATCAGCGGCGTCCGGGTACCACTCCAGACTCCACAGTTGATCGTCTGGAGAGTTGCCGTGGTTGGTGATGGTCATGTCCACTGGCAGTCGGTCGAAATCAACGGTCACTCTCACCGCTCAGTCTCCTCTCCGAAGGTCGCCGCCGCGGGCTGGCGCTGCTGCTGGCGGCGGGGTGGTCACCATCGGCAGGCCGAGGCGCTTCCGGAAGTCACTGCACGGGAGGCAGCCGCACACCGGGCCATGCCCCTCGTCTCGCCGGTGCATCCACAGCCAGCGGCCATCGTCGGCGTAGTCCTCGATCGGCTCAGCGAGCACGACGCGACCCCTTGACCATCGGCTCATGAACACGGAATGTCACCGGCAGCCAGTGCTCTTTCTTGTACCCAGCCTTCGAGAGCCGCTTCGCGACCGGCAACTTCAGCATGCCGCCGTCGATCATGTAGGTGAGCGACGATGATGGGTATGGCCAGATCCTCTTTTCGCATTGGAGTTGGTTGATGGCATCGCAGAACGCCTCGCTCATGCCGAGCCAGAGGATCACGTTCGGCGCAATCTCCAGGGCCATCGTGCCCGTCAGATCGAAGTACGGCTCCAAGCGACGGCTCAACTCGGTGAAGGTCACGTAGTCGTACTGGCGGATGTAGTCCTCGATGGCGTCGGCGAGACGGCCATCCTTAGCGGCTACTTCCCATCGTTCCTCGAACGGATCGCGCTGGCTCATGATCGTCTCCAGATCAGAACGGCAACTCGTTTGCGTCGTCCATGCGCTGCGCCTCGGCTGGCGTGATCTGGCGTCCCGGAGTTACTGACTGTCGCTGCTCCCCGTCCTGCCGACTGGTCATGAACTCCACGTCGGTGGCGATCAGCTCCAGGCCCGCTTGTGGCTGGTCTGCGTTGTTCAGCCAGGGCCGTGCTTCGAGCCGCCCGTCCACGTAGACCTTGGTGCCCTTGCGCAGCATCTCCGCGAGCTTCTCGGCGCGAGGTCCAAAGACCGTGCAGCGAATCCAATCCGTCTTGTCCTGCCAGGTGCCGTCCTGGAGCCGCTCGCGTCCGTTGCTGGCCACGTTGAACCGCAGGATGCTCTTGCCATCCGCCGAGTAGCGGATCTCTGGGTCGCCGC